GCTCTGCCTGTCTTGGTATCGTCAGCATCATGCCCTGCACCCGGTCTTGCTGTAAGCGGAGTCCCGGTCGGCTTAGAGAGCATGTCGTCAATCGCCATCTCCCTGTTCTTTCGCTCAATCTCCTTCGAGAGGTCGGTCACATCCTTCTCCATGCGGTCGTAAATCTCGCTGTCCTCTGCGGAAAGCACGCCGTTCTCGCCACGATGGGATTCCAGAAACGCCTTGGCCGCTTCCCATGCTGTCGCTCTCTTCTCAATAAGCTCTTTGATAGTCATAATCAAATCCTCTCTTTCACATGAATGTTTTAATGAGGTCGAGACGCTTCATGCAGTCCGCGACCCTGTGTCTTGTTTCTTCCGGGATCTTCGGCTCCGGAGTGCCGCTTGCTCTGTAATGATCAGCAACCTTATTGATGGCTGCCTGTTCGACAAGGCGTCTGGAAAAAAGCATCCCTGAAAGTTCCGAGGCCTTTCCTTCCCCGGCTTTCTTCTCGTCCTTCTCCTCGTCAGGCTTGTCCGGTGTTTCCTCTTCTTCATCGGGCTTCTCCTCCTGAAGCGCACTGCGGTTGATAACATCATCCGCAAATCCGAGCTTCACAGCTTCCCTTGCGTCCATCCAAGTCTCGTTCTCCATAAGCTCCGCCAGCTTGTTATGGGACAGACCGGTCTTCAGCGCATAGGCATTGATGATTGAATCCTTCACGGAATCCAGCATCTCAATCGCCTTCTGCATTTCGTTATGGTCGCCCATTGCAATTGTGGCGGGATTATGGATCATGATCATCGACACCGGAGATACCAGAACCGTGTCCCCGGCCATCGCGATGACGGACGCTGCGCTTGCCGCAATTCCGTCAATCTTGATCGTGACCTTTCCGGTATAATCACGGAGCATGTTGTAGATCTGCGCCGCTGCGAAGCAATCCCCGCCCGGAGAGTTGATCCAGACCGTGATGTCGCCCTTGCCGCTGTTCAGTTCGGACTTAAAAAGAGCCGGTGTGACATCATCGTCAAACCAGCTTTCACTCGCTATCGTCCCGTCCAGGAACAGCGTCCGCTCTTCTATTGTCTCGTCCGGATTATCCGGATCCGGTGCTTTATTCCGCACCCATTTCCAGAACTTGTTCATTTTCTCCTCCTTCCGCGTTTCTGATTATTATCAGCATCTTCATCAGGCGGCTTTTCATGCTCCTCATTTCCGCCAAGGCCGTAGCTCGCGCCACAGCTCCTTAAGGGCGTCATTGTGCCATTCACCATAAAGATGTTGCCGCCTTCCTCATCCGGAATAAGATCCATATTTTCGAGTTTTCGTACATCATTGGGACACATGAATCCGTTGTTAATGCCAGTCGCATATCCCTGCATCCGGCTTTCGTAATTCCCACGCATCAGCCCGTCTACCCGGAAATTGAAGAAGTATTCCTTCTTCTCTTCCTGAGACAGCAGCGCACGATTCATGCCGGACTCTATCCGTACGAGCCACGGCTGCAGAACATACATCACAAATTCCAGTCCCTGTTCCTCAATGTTGCTGAATGTCGCGTGTTCCAGGTCTCCGATCATATGTGGAGGAACTCTGAAAATTCGGGCGATCTCATCCACCTGAAACTTTCTCGTTTCCAGAAACTGGCTATCCTGCGGATTGATGGAGATCGGCGTATATTTGAGGCCTTCCTCCAGAACTGCGACTTTTCCTGAATTCCTGCTGCCACCGAATGTGCTGTTCCAACTTTCACGCAGCTTCTCCGGATCCTTTACAACTCCAGGATATTCAAGTACTCCTGACGGTGCCGCTCCATTCGCAAAAAACTTACTGGCGTACTCATCCGTTGCCATCGATGTTCCGAGTGCGTTCTTGGCAATCGCAATCGGGCTGTATCCGATCAGGCCGTCAAAACCGAGACCAGGGATATGCATCACATCGTATGGCGTCAGTCGAACGGTCTCATTTTTCATCGTTCCGGCTTCGTCATTCTGATGCATGTATTCGTAGTAGAGTTTTCCTCTGTCATCCCGATCTACCTTCATGCGGTTCGGCATCAGCGGATATAATCCAATGACTTCGCCGCGCCCGTTACGCAGGATCTGGCAAAAGAAGTTTCCGAACAGCAAAAGGTGCGTCATCATGGTCTCCCGGAAAACGAACGATGTCATTTCCGGATTCGGCTCGTCATGTAAGAGGAAATACAGCGGATGATCCCTTGCTTTTTCCTTGCTTCCATTACCGGAATCTCTGTAAAGATGCAGCGGCAGGCTCGCCACCGCCTCCGACAGAACTCTCACGCAGGCGTACACCGCCGTGATCTGCATTGCGGATCGTTCCGTCACAGTTTTTCCTGAATCGGAATATCCAGTATAAAACCGGTAGGAATCTCCTGCCAGGCTGTTCTTCGGCTCAGCCCTCGCCTTCCTTCTGAATGGCCACATCATCTGAACTCCTCCAGGATATCTTCAATCGCCGCTTTGATCAGCAGCATTCCGAATATAGAAACAGCCACCACCGCGACAATCGCGGCAATGGCCAGAATCAGTAAAAACAGCATATTCACCTCAGATCCACAGCAGCCCTCTGCTATCATAAACACTCTCCTCATTCTCATGCCGGATGCAGCGGTCGAGCGCCATGATCGCTGCAACAACGCCATCGATCTTGTCCTTTGACTTTGCTTTCGTCGGCTTGATGTTTCCCGCCGGATCCTGCTCGATCACGACATTTCCACACATCCATTTCATAACTGGATTACCGCCGTGAACGATATTGCCCTTCATGAGTTCCTCGTAAAAAGCTCTGCTCGCAGGGGACATGTCTTTGTACCCCTGTCCGAAGGGAACGACCGTAAGGCCCATTTCTGTGAGCCGCTCCACGAGCATGTTGCTGCCCCAGCGGTCAAAAGCGATCTCTCGTATGTGATATGTGTAACTCAACTCACCGATCGTATTCTGAATGTATGCATAGTCAATCACATTCCCAGGCGTTGCCTGGACATATCCCTGCGCCACCCAGTTGTCATATGGAACCGATGTCTGCTGCACCCGTTTCAGTACCGTATCCTCCGGCACCCAGAAGTACGGCAGCATGATATATTTCTCGTCATCCGTCCTCGGCGGGAACATCAACACCAGCGCTGTGATATCACCAGAGCTCGACAGGTCGAGGCCGGCGTAACATTCGCGCCTCAGGAGGGCATGTTTATCAATCGGCTGGTTTCCGAGATCATAAATATGATCCGGAATCCACTGAACCGTAGAACCGACCCACTGGCATAATCGTAAAGTCCGGAAGACATTCTCCTCTGCCGGATTATCCTGCGATTGCAGATACGCCTCACGCATTCTCTCAATCGGAACTGTGTATCCGAGCGAGGGATTTACTTTGTACCAATTCTTCTCATCCTGCCAATCCGCATCCATCGGCAGACTGTAGACCACAGGATAAAACGTCGGATCAATTTTTCTGTCTGATAGGATATCGAGCGCCTTCGTATGAAGCTCGAAGCAGATCGAATTCCTATCGGTTCCTGCCGTTGTGATCGCTACATGCAGGGCCTGTCGCCTTGCATCGCCGGAACCCTTCGTCAGGACATCCCACAGCTTCCGATTTGGCTGATTGTGAATTTCATCGAATACCAGTCCGGAAATGCTGTACCCATGCTTGCCGCCGACATCAGCGGAAACGACCTGGTAATATCCGGCGTTTGAATAATTCACGATCCGCTTTGTCGCGGACATGACCTTCGACCGTTTCTGCAGTCCCGGTGTCATCTCCACCATCCGCTTTGCAACATCGAATACGATAGAAGCCTGCTGCCGATCCGCAGCTGCCGAGAAAACCTCAGCACTCGGCTCGTGATCAGCATACAGGAGATAAAGTGCAATCGCCGCAGCCAGTTCTGACTTTCCCTGCTTCTTCGGTATTTCAATATAGGCAGTTCGGAACTGACGGAAACCGTCTGCTTTCACGATCCCGAACAGGTCGCGGATGATCTGCTCCTGCCAGGGAAGCAGCCAGAACGGCTTTCCTTCCCATTCGCCTTTCGTATGCGGAAGCATTTCAATGAACTTTACCGCCCTGTCGGCTTTCTTTTTGTCATAATGTGAGTCCGGCAGCATAAACCGGCTCGGCTTATAATCTTTCAGTTTCGGATAATCATCCG